TCATAGGGTAATAGACCCAAAAAATACGGGGCTTTTGAAATAAGCGGATTTTTATTAAGACCTATATTTTCGTATATCCATTTTGTTATTTTGAAATCAACATTATTTGTAGCTTTTACTATACTTTGTATCATCTTATATTAAAGTATTTTTTAATATAAGATCATTATTTACAATGGAAACTACTGTACAAAAATAGGAATACACTTATTTTCCTGGCAAAACTGTCCCTCGGCACACGTTACACCCGCGCAATCCAAATCGCGGAATCCCTCGTAAGGAAACGCAGCCGGAAAGAGATTTTTTAAGAGGGGAACTACAACTAATACAGCCAAAAGGACAACAACTAGTCCAACCAATCCGTATGAACGCGCCATTCTACCAAGACTCAAGGAAAAACGGGCAGCCCTGTATCTCTCGGGAGAAGTGATGTCCTGTTTTCTTCGCAATATCCATTAAAACACTTCTCCTTTGGTTGATTTTTACATGAGGACAGATCAACACCGCACCGTTCTCCCAGAAACCCTTCATTAATCCTGTAAAATCTGTCGCAACCCAGAAGAACACATGCGATGAAGAGTATAATTAAACTTTGTATAATGACTTTTCTCATGTCTGTTTATTCTAATTCTGTCCGGGAAATTTCTTCACGCTTATTGCAGGTCCCTTGAGCTTCCGTGCGGCATTAGGATCGTACTCATTGATGCCCTCCTCATCCTTCTCCTTAAAATGCGCAGCCGAGTGCGCCCAAAATTCGGGCGCACCAATGCGAAAGTCGGAATGCTGTTCTGCCTTGTACCAAAAAATACAATCTTCCATTTTATTACTCTGACTTGTGTTATCTATGACAAGACATTCATAGTTCTGTGTACATTGGTCCATGATCTGACAGAAGAACTCAAACGACGGGAACGCCGAGCCATAGTTGTCAAAAATGCGCTTTCTATTTGTAAAATACGGTTCTCTCAAGATAAAGACATAGTCGACGTTAGTACGAAGAGCCGGCTGAATGCCTAGCGGATACTGCATAGTAATCAAGAAAAACACCTTGAGCCAACGACCGTTCATGAAAAGGTAGCGAATATTCTTGTCGTGTGTCCAACTGTCGTCGTACATACAGTCATCGAGGATCATAAAGGATCTCGGGTCGACTCGTGACACCATTTGCCCTGCCGCCTGTTCTTTCATAATACGTGCCATCATCATCTTTTGTCTTTTCACGAAATTTGATAAAATAATTGCACTATACTCACCGTGAATAAAAAGTGGCGGAATCATTTTACCGTAGAAAGAATTTGACTCTTCTGTGCCACTAATTACTGTTCCGAGGGGCATATTCTGATGGTTAAAAAGCAAGTCGCGCACAAGAGTTGACTTTCCGGTACGACGACGTCCAATAAAAACGGCGACGGCGTCCTGGGGAATCTTCTTCATGTCAAACTTTCTCAAAGACACATTCATTGATGCGGAGGCTGCCATAAGCTTTGATAAATTAGACACATAGAAAAAAAGTGCGGCATACACGAGATTTGCTTTTCACACGACAATCAAGAACAGAGGAATGCTTACAGGTGGAATCCAAATTCCTCATCCCAAGTTTTTCTTAAAAGAAAGACCTCTCACTCTTAGTTCATTTTCAGAACTTCATCGCCTTCATCCCGGGCTACTTCATTTGTATGACATTTCTGGAGATAAACATAATATACATATGGACCACAGTTTTCGGATTGTTGGAGCACCTGGAATTTCAAAAAGCGGAGCCATGAACTTAACCGTAGAGAAAAATGTAAAAGACTCGGGCGTTGAACTCAGAGATATTTCTGGGTTTATGAAAGTTACACATTTATTGGATCCGATTTCTTGGTTGCGAGGTAAATATGGCGTTGAAGATGCCAGCGGTGTATCTTTTTTTCAAGAAAACGCGAATGACAAAGTTAAGAAGAAGTTGGAGACTCACATGAATCAAGCTTACGTGGAAGCCGTAGCATCTTACTGTCTTTCAAAGTTGAGAGAGGGAAACGTAAGTCCTCATTTTCATTATTTTTACGGAGCATTCAGAGGCATGTCTGAGACATATTCGTATAATATCTCGGATGTCTTTTCAACGTATCGTCATTGCAGATGGTTCTGGGATCATCAAGAATCAGGGATTTTTCAGCTGAGTGTAGATAATGAGGAAAATCTGAATCGGGAGGTTCTTGATGCTATTTTTGATCCTCCGTCTGAAATTCACTCAGAGACAAGCTCAGATACACAATCTGAGGAAGAACTTGAAAGTTTAGATGGAGGTAATAAACAAGAGACTATTGAACTAGAATCATTAGACACTACGTCAATGGCTAGCGTTTCATGTAAAGAATCAAGTGACGATGACGATGCAGCAGACGATGCAAGCGAAGCAGCAGATGAAGATGAAGATGCAGATGACGATGATGACGATGATAATGATTCGCTCAATGTTCTCGCAAAAATAAAGAATTTTCCCGTTATGCTTCTCTTTACAGAATCAAGTAAAGGAACAATGGATCAACTCTTAGAAAACTTTGAAGAAATCGGTGCAAAGCCTGGTGATGAGAAATGGGACGAGATCTGGCTTGCCTGGATCTTTCAAATCATTTCAGCTCTCTGCGTTGCTCAGAGTATGTTCGGATTTTCGCATAATGATCTTCACACAAACAATATTGTATGGATAGAAACGGACGAAAAATTTATTCATTATAGCTCAAGAGATGGACATGTCTGGAAGATACCAACCTATGGTAAAATCTTCCGCATTATTGATTTCGGTCGTGCGATTTTCTGGATAAACAAGAAATTATTTTGTAGTGATGACTTCTGTGTAGGCAATGATGCTGGAGATCAATATAATTTTGGTCCTCTAATTACAGACAATAATGAGCCCGTAATTCATCCTAATCCGTCGTTCGACTTGTGTAGATTGGCTGTAAGTCTCTTTGAGGGTCTCTTTCCCGTTGAACCGCTCATTAAAAAACATGCGCATATTTTGAGCTCTGAACCCGGTCTCAAAATCAAAGAGACCGAATCAGATCTCTATAACTTATTATGGACATGGATGATCGATGAAGATGGACGCAATGTAATGATGGAGCCAAATGGGACAGAACGGTACCCCGATTTTGAACTTTACAAAGTTATTGCGGCGAAAGTTCATGATGCTGTTCCATCTGAACAGATTACGCGCCCGATTTTTGACAAATTTCGTGTCTCCAAGGAAAAAGTTTCCAAGAAGACAAAAGTCTATAATTTGTTTTGCTAAAATACGTCGCTGTTTGTCATACTTGTTCTCTTCTCAATTTCCTTCAAGATTGTAGCCCAGAGTGATGTCGGTTCATATTCGTCTGTGTCAAAGGGAATCTTTCTCTTTCTCAAAATGGCGCGGAACCAGTGAATTGCGTAGACATCCTTCGGAATCAGATCCGATTTACAAAATGCTTTTTGTCCATATTTGGATGGAAAACATTTTTGCTCCTCCTCAAACGCTTCCTTAATATCCCACCAGTTCAACGGTAAAAATGCCTTTGCAGGTAGAACATACTTTTCAAGCTTAAGTTCGACCAAGGCTTTTCTGTATAAATTCATAAAATCAAACGGAGTTTTTAAGGTTGTTGTATCAGGTATATTATCCATCATCCATGTTGTAAGTTCTGAGCCAGGACCAGGCACTTGTACATATCCAATGTCGGGAATTTCCGGTGTTTTCTGCTTATAGGCACCTTTCTGAATAGTTCTCTCGCTACTGAAAGCATATTTCATTGCTATTAGTTTTTTGGGGAGCGGCTTAATAAGAGTCATATCTAAGTCAATCCAACGACCGCCTTTTTTATGGAGCATTGTAAAACGAAAAAGATCACTAAAAGGAAGAAATTCATAGGCTTTGTTTCTTCCTTCAAACTTGAATTGTTTATCACGATTGAGGATCGTATTACCGTCTACAACTTTTATACCGTACTTGATTGAAGGCGGTATTTGTTTCTTGATTTCATCGATGGGGTTGTATGTATAGAGGATAACAGGATGTCCATAAGCTATAAAAGACGCCAATGAGAGTTTCTCAAGGGGACCGAGAGGCGGTCCAGTCCAGAGAACTTGTAGTTCAGCATTTGGTAGTTTTTTATTTTTTCTTGTTTGCTTAAGCATCTTACTCATTATTTAGAATTTAGGAACACCAACCTGTAGTTCGGGTTCCATCGACTG